CTTGAATAGGTGTGTTCTTAGATGCACGTTCGATAGATCCTAGAATAGAGAAATCTCTTTTGTTTTTCCCCCATTCCTCAAACCATCGTATCCTTTGGTAAGGCTTAAAGGTTCTTATGTAACCATTGTCTTTACCAAAGTTACCCAGTCTGGTAAGGAACTTCTTAATAGATGGAAACACTGTAAAGTATTTGTCTATCATTTCCTTAGCCTCTTCGGTTGTAATCTGCAGAGTATCAGCAAGTTTAAACTCTGACATGCCGTAAGCAAGACCAAAGTTAATAGCTTTCACAGCTGTACGTAGTCTTTTACGTTCCTTGTCATCACCCTCTGCATCACGCCACACTCGACCAAATATTAAGTCAGCACATATGGAATGTAAATCCTTTCCTTCTTTAAGAGCATCAAGCCAGACAGGATCTTGTGATCCATAGGCAATGATACATAGCTCTTGCGAAGCAAAATCGGATGATACAAACACCCACTGCTTATGTCCAGTTGTAAACGCATTTCTATACGAGTTGGAGGCAGGTATCTGTTGCATGTTAGGCTTAGACGAACTAACTCGACCTGTATTAAGAATCTGTCTGAAGTTGGTGTGGATTCGTCCATCGTTATGTAAATACTTATAGAAGTCAGGACCATAGGCATTGTAAAGCTTTGCTTTCTCTTTATATTTAATATACTTACCAATGATAGGATGATCATCCGTATGCATTAGCAATAATTTACCATTTACACTCTCTAACAAAGGCACTACAGTTTGAAATAACTTCAACACTTGTGATGGTGAAGACCATAGTATATCTGTTTTACGTAGCTCTTCAACTGGTGTAAACATATCCATCTGTAAATAAGGTAGCTTATGCTTTTCAAACAACGGATCATATTCAATATACATATCAAGTTCTTCTACAGCGTTGTCAAGATCTATCTTAACTTTCTTGTAGTTTTTTTCCCACTTGTCTTTATCTAAATGTATACCGTTGAATTCGATGTCTGCAAAGGCTAATGCTACTTCATTCTCCAGTTTAATAACTTCATTAAGCTCTAAATCATCAACAGTCTGTAGTTGTAGTTCTCTAAGCTTGATTAGATTGGCAGTATCCTCGATACCATAAAATAACTGTGCTTTACTAAACTTACCCTTGTGTCCAATAAATGAAGAACGTGTGTTCTTATCCATAAATATGTCTAAATACCTCTCTAAGAGCGCTTGTAACGAATTCTTAAGAGATGTCTTCCCACAATTAATGACTTGTTCTACAAGCATAGTATCATATGTATTCTGACATGTAATACCTGCTTGTCTTAAGAACTTGTAGTCAAACTTGACGTTGTGTGCTATTTTAATTACATGTCTAGACTCGAACAGTCCTTTGATTGGTGTAATGTCAACAGTTTGTGCGTCAATTAAATAGTTGTGGTCCTTAGACGATATTTGAACAAGCAACAACTCTTCACTATCGAACCTCAAACCTGTAGTTTCTGTATCGAAACCTACAATGGCTTGCTGTTTTAGATGCGGTATAACATCGTCAAGTGTAGTAGAGACTAATCCTGAATACACTTCTTGTTGAGGGTTGTTGCTTATCAAATAATTCATAGTTAATTAATTAAATTTTTAACTCTTATTGCTTGTTTTATAAACCAGTTAGGTTTACGTCCTACATCAGGATCGTTGAGTAGCTCATTTACCATTCTACAAATAGTTGTTGTGGTTCTAATCTTACCCGTGATGGCATACATTGCGCTTTGTAATTCTAATACACTAAAACGTACGTTTTCTTTTACCATTGTATCAACAAACTTGTAAGCAAAGGTGTACTCTGCTTTAGTTATTGGTCCTTTTGTAAAATTTGTTCTTGGTCTACCTGACCGCTTGGTGTTGGTTATAAATAATTTAGACATATTATATTTCTTTATTAGATTCAGTTTATTTTAACTTTGATTCAAAGAATTTGATGTTAAAGAGTAGACTCTTGTTAATTCTTCTCAGTCTTATTATGTACCAGCACATCACAATGAAAATGATAGGCTCAATAATAACAAATATCCAGATGTTGATTTCTTTGTAGCTCATACCAAAGTACGGCTTAAGCCAGTGTAGGAATTCTACACAGTTGTCAAATAATTCATTCATGATGCTTAGGTGTTAAAAAAGAGAGACACCACACTATGTGATATCCCTCTAATTAATTAATTAAAACTGGTCTTCAAGATCATTTGCTACCTCTTCTGCAGAGACTTTAGCTAAGTCATCTATTTGATTAACCATGTCGATTTGTTCGCCTGCTTTATTAGCAGCAATGTGTTCCTTAGCAATCTCTTGCTTTGGAATAGCATTCTCTGGAAGTTCACGTCCAGCTGATTTAAGCATTGAATTAATAAGAGACTCAAAGTTTGCATCTTCATTAGTTCCGTCAACGAAACCTGTGTAAGTGCTAACTGTTCTCTCTACACCGTCGCTTCCAGTAATTGTATACTCATCTGTTTGAGCTGTTACAATTGTACCGTAAACGGCTTGACCAGCGGTCGCATCATAAAGGTAGTGCTTGGTGTCATCTAAATAAGATGCTTCCCACACACATTTCTTTGTGACTTTAGGTGCAGCTAATGCATAAATAATTTCACCTGTCATTGGATCAGCTACTTCTCTGAAACCAGGTGATTCTAACGTTACTACTTTGAAGTTCTTCTTGTTTGTGTCTTGATAAACTTCTGAAATTGATTGTACTCGTACCATAATTGATAATTTATTGTATTATAATTGCGGTTCTAATATCTTAGGCAGAACCATAAACCAAAGTATCTGCCGTAAGACAGTTACAATTTATACTTATTTTACATATTAACCAAATATTCTTTTACTTTTAGACAAGTTAAATGATGTCTTAAAGTTTGTAGAATATGTAATTAATTCTTCTATCATATCACTACACTGCATTCTAAATGCTTGTTTAATTTGTGAGTGCCATGATTTAGGATACACTTTGATTAAATCATTGTATCTCTGGTCTTCATCCAATTTTAAAACACTGAAACGTCCTGCCTCAATATTTTGAAGAATGGTGTCTTCATTGATTGTTTGTAACATGTTATTTATTGATTTAAAAATTGATTTAAAAAGAAAGAGAGCAGCCTAATCTACTCTCTTAATTGTTGGTCATCACTTGATCCGTTATTAGGACGGTTATTTTCTTATGAGTCAGTGATTACTCTATACATTGCAATAGTCCATGAAACAGCAAATGCTACAAGACATGCGCAGTACAGTGCAACTCCGAAGAGTTGTACAAAATCCATAGTATCTAGCATAATATTAAATGTTAGTAATTAAGTTATAATTGCGTAATTTATTTAGTTTAGTAATTAAATGGTTATAATTGCGTAATTTATTTAGTTCAGTTATCACTTCTTTTATGTCACTTTCGTAAACATCATTATCAGTGAAATTGTCTCTAACCTTAGCATTTAACCAATCAATTATATTATCGATCTGTCTATTGTTAAATTTAAGTAACAATGCGTTTTCTGTTTGAAGCTCTTCTACTTTTTTTCGTAAAGCTTCAATAGCAGCTTTGTCATAATCCATGACTATGATGTTTGTCGTGTTATACCTATACTCTTAAGATAGGATTTAACTTTAATCCAGAACTGTGAATGTTGATACGCAGGCTTTGGATGCTCAAGAGCAAACTCTCTATAGTCATTATAAACTTTGACTTCACTACTGTTGTGGTAATGAACACATACTACACCTGTATCTAATAAGATGTGATGCTTGTACTTTAATTTAGTTGGTTTTTCCATGTGATGTAATTATTAAGGATTAAACAAATTGTAATTGTAAATTAATGAGTGATTAATGTGATGAATTGTATGGTGCTATTTAAGGACAGAACAGATTAATGTCTATATAATTAATAGTCAGTTGTGTGTTGTGCTGTTAAATAGGGTTGAAATGTATTGTATATTCGTGGCTGTCGTAAATACACCCAGAACAACGTTGTTTGTGGGAGATTACAGTAGGTTGTTTAGGAGTTTACAGTAGGTTGTTGTATTAGTTTGTTGTATAGGACAGGACAGGACAGAACAGTTGGTTGTTGTTTAGGGGCAGGACAGTACAAAGAGAGAAAAGGGGCGTTAGCCCCTATTCGTTTACTCCGCCACTACTTTCCCGCCGACTTTGAACCGACCGTGATTAGCAGTATCTCTAAGGAATAGAGACTGACCCATAAAGTAAGTCTCGTCTTTGTCGAAGTATCCCTCTGTCGATACTAAGAAGTAATCGTTACCGTTTTTATCCTCACGGATTTCAGTTACGTTGGCAATAGTTAATACATTTTCCATAATACAAGTGATTTAAATTAACACGGGACACTTTGTTCCGCCATATTTAGGAGGGGGAGTTTACATTAGGTGGTATATGCATTCACAATTTTAGATGTATAAAATTTTTTTTGGTATATGACGACCTCTTCCTGAATCTTTAAAACAATTTGTATCTGCTACCATGTAAGTGTAATAAGTGTAGAAAATTAATCAGATTCTCAACTGAGCTGTGCAATATACAGAAGAATATTTTATTTAAACAACAGTAAAGTAATAATTATAATTTATATAAAGACACATAAACATCTATATAATAGGAATAGAAAATAAGCTAATACGTTAAGGAATAGAAGATTATGGTGTTTTTAAGGTGACTGAGGTGTACCTTAAAGGTGACTGAGATGTACCTAACTTGTCAACAAAACTGAATATAATAAACAAAATTATATTGTGCAAGGAATATTTTTATTATTTTTGGTAAATGAATGATTGGTCTGTACTTGAAATGAACGGAGCAGGGGATTATATAAAAATAGTATTTGAACAGACAAAAGTAAAGGAACATGTAGACATAGAAGTAGTTTACTCTTGTTCCGGTAAACTGAAAGGTTTGGTCATAATAGAGTAGATGAAGAATTATAAAATAAAGTATATGACAGGTATAAAGTATAAGGATGGTATCACCATTCCTATTTACAAATACAAAAGTATTCCCTGTAGAAGTACTAAAAGATATCACGGTAGCATGTATGCACTAGCTGGTCTAGCTGCGTGTCCTCGTGATTTAATAGATTACTTGTGCGAGAGAATGGATTCTAATAATATAGTTTTTTCTAATGCTAAAGTTAGAGACAACTTCAAAGACATCATTTACAAAGTAAGTGGTTTCGAAACAGTCTACCAGGACGCAACAATTAAACGTGCATTCCATGCATTGGTAAAAAAGAACTTACTTATTCGCGGAAATAAACGAGGCACATATATAGTAAATCCACTATACTTTTCTAAAAACGAAAACAAAGAAAGAATACAATTAATAGAAAACCTTGTTCGAGAGGATTTGTTAAAATTTAAATCATGAAAAAAGCAGGACATACTCTTACACCGTACCACACCAATAAGAAAACAAGAAAAGCAATTGATAAGGTATTAGAACGTAATGCTATCAATTGGGCAAACCTAGGAACTGGTACACCACTAGATCTAAAAACAAAAGAGGCTACAGAAAAAGCTTGGGTAGAAATGAGCAAAATCATTTACGAACTTGATCCAGAGTTTTGGGTTTCTATTATGAAACAAACACCAGGTAGTTTAGTAGATAAAGTTTTAGAGGTAAACGAAATTAAAGAGTAGGCATATCTTCTATCTTTAGATTATCCATTGTTATCACTTATGAAGTTAATAAATAAACAGTAATTGTTAATAACTACCACAGATTCTATTATTTTATCACAAAAACTCCCTATAATACACGTGTTCATAAAAGATTCTTTCGTTTTATATGATTTCTTGATATATTTGTAATAAAACATCGCGATTATTAAGTTAAAAAAAGAAATCAATGAAAATAATTAAACCAGGAGTCGAATATCAAGTTACTGATTTTGCAGATAACGAAAGATTCCAAACTATAAAATTCACAGAGAAACTAGCAGGTGCATTTCAAGAAGGAACTACGAATGAAGAAGTAATTAATATACTTATTGATCGTTTTTACACTTTACAAAAAAAGAACTTCAGTGCAGAAAACCAATGTATAATTCTTCTCTTAAAGAATGTTAGACAACTGATGGCTAAAAGACTATCAAGAAAAATAGAAAAAGTAATTAAGTACAATGAAGATACAAATTCCAACAACTAAGCAAAGAATCCGAAAAGACTACTTATCGGCTATTAACGGATTGCTCAAATTAACAAAGACTGAATTAGATGTCGTATATGTTTTATCTAGTATAGATAAAAACAACCCATGTACAAAAGACAATCGTATTAAAGCTGCCTCAGAATTGGGGTGGAGCAGAGCGGTATTAAATAATGCGATCAAAGCATTAAAAGATAAAAATGTACTACTGTATGATAAAGAAACCAGAAAGTATTCTTTTCATCCTATAGTATTTAGAGTTCCTGAAGAGGACACTCTTGTAAGTTATATCTTAAGTTTTGAATTTCAAATACATGCAGAGTAATGAGTATTTTATCGAGGTCGCGGTTAATTCGCTGGAAGCAGTCTTCATGTTCATTGAAATTCAGGAGGTGGAGCTTACTAAACTTGATATTGATTTTAAGTACAATATTTACGCGGTTCCTGACTATACTGACGAATGGATAATCAGATATTATATTAAATACAAGGAATAATGGGTCGTAATAAACCAAAAAAAAGATCAGTGAAGGAAGATTTTTCTTATGTCAACGATGTGCAGCTTGAGCAAGAAATTGAGTTTGCATTATCAAGAAAAAAGAAAAAACAGTTTTCTCCTAAATTTCATAAGAATAATAATTCTAAGTAATGGCACAGAATAAGATCAAAGAAAAACTGATAAAAGAAATTAAAGATGAAATGGGAGGAACAACTAAAGAGTTGAGGTCCATCATCGAATCACAGTTTGAGTATGTAGCATACCGAATGGGTAAAGGTGAATTCGAAGGTATAAGACTTCCTTATTTTGGTTTATTCCATTGTAATCCAAATAGAGTTAAAAATTTAAATCATGAAACTTTTCAAAGAAGAAAATTTCCAAATAGTAATAGAGACTGAGGCTAGACTTATACCTGAGTTCAAAAAAATAATAGTAAATGACAAAGACAGAAAAAAAAGAACAGCATTTAAGTATCTCTCCTTCATATATTTTATGTGCGACTACAGATCGCCCTATTCAATATATCCAGAAGCAGAGCGAAAAAGAAGACTCCTTGAAGACCTCAAGATTGATACCGCTATCACAGATGATGTTAAACGAGGGATGGACAAGTACAATAACTTACAGCGAACACCTACAATATCAGCATTAAAGGCAATTAAAGAGGGGCTATTAACCTCATCAAGAGTTATAAACGCTTTGAATGAACAAATACAAATAGCTTTAGACACTGTCGATGGAGACGAAGAAAGAGATGTGGGTAGTATAATGCGTGATGTAAAAAGGCTTTTAGAGGTATCAGAACAATTACCAAAAGCCATTGATACTATAAATTCTTTAGAAGAGAAAGTTAAAAAAGAAGTAGCAAATGAATCTAAGATCCGAGGAGGAGGAACAAAAGGATTATTCGAAGATTAAAATAAAATAATGAAAGAAGATATTCAATTAACTGCAAATTCAGACCAACTGTGTAAGTGTGAGCAAAGCAACTTAAATATTACAGAAGTAAATGAAGGTAATATATTATTAGAAAAGTTTTGTCCCGCATGTGGAGCAACTACTATTATTTATAAAGAAATGCCTAAAGTACCAAAGCCGGAACATCTTCCTTACGGTGCTGCACATTTTATGTTTCCTGATAATGAAGGTAAAAACTTTAGTGGTACAATTGAAAGAGAATCAGATTTAAAAGGGTTAAAAGAGTATTGTCATTATCAATACGAACACGGTGAAAGTTTTTATTTAGTTATATCTACAGTAAAGGATGGTAAGCATACTGTAGAGCAAAAGGATTATACACAAGAAAAAAGAAAAATTACAAAAGAGTAGAATGTTTGTAAACACAAATGAATTTAGAAGAGAGGGTTTAAAATTTCTAAAACACGGACTATACTGCGGGGACCCTCCAGGTAGTGCGCCTTACTATGAGTACTGGTACGAACAACTAAGAAGATGCCGAGAAGGATATTCAGTTGGAGATATACGTATTACAGGACATCATTATTTTTACATGAATTTTTGCCAGATAAAACTAACTGAAGCCGTTGAAGGTAAAAAAGCCGGTGGTTTTAAAACTGTTTCTTTTCCTGGATTCTGGGATGGTGATTACGAGTATTTTCATGCTATGGAAAAAGCCGCTGCCGAAGGCAAGCATCTTATAGTTGCTAAAGCTCGGCGTAAAGGATTTTCTTACAAGAATGCTGCAATCGCTGCTAACATATACAACACAAGAAAAAATTCTTACACGCTATTGTGTGCGCATGATAAAAAATATTTGTATCCAAAAGGTATTATGACCATGGTTACAGATTACATGAACTTTTTAAATGAGCATACAGGATGGCAAAAAAGAAGACAGGGGGTAGATAAGATTAACCATAAACGTGCTAGCTATCTTGAGTACATTAACAAACAACCTGTAGAAAAGGGCTATAAGTCTGAGGTAGAAGCAATTACGTTTAAAGACAATCCAGATGCTGCAAGGGGTAAAGATGCAAGTCTTGTAATCTTTGAAGAGTGTGGAGCATTTGATAATTTAAAAGCATCATATCTTGCTACACGTCCTTGTGTGGAAGATGGTGGTGTAGTTACTGGTCAGATTGTATTGTTTGGAACAGGTGGTGATATGGATGGTGGTACAATAGATTTTGAATCTATGTTCTATAACCCTGAAGCCTATGATCTATACCCATTTGATAATATCTGGGATGAGGGAGCACAAGGAAGTAACTGCGGTTTCTTTTTTCCATCCTATCAAAATAAAATTGGATATATGGATAAAGATGGTAACTCTTTATCTAAACAAGCAAAACAAGAGGAAGAGGCAAAAAGAGAGCAGCTTAAAAGAGAAGCTAAAGATGCATCTACATTAGATAAATATATTACAGAATATCCTTGGATGCCTAAAGAAGCCTTTTTACAACAAAGAGGTAATATGTTTCCTGGAGCATCCTTAGTTGATTGGCGTAACCAGCTTATGAGAACAGGTTTACATAAACAAATGGCTGTAGCTGGAGTATTAGTTGAAGCGCCCGAAGGTATAGAGTTTAGACCTGATCCGCGTGTGCGCCCGATAGAAAAGTTTCCATTAAATAAAACAGATAATTCTACAGGTGCGGTAGTTATATACCAATCACCTGCTTATAAACAAGAAGCAATACCAGATGATTTGTATTTTATTGTTCATGACCCGTATGGATCAGATGGATATGGAGCATCACTTGGTTCTGCATATGTAATGAAACGAATTAACAATATGTCAAAGCCTGATGATATGATTGTAGCCTCATACGTAGGAAGACCAGAATCACAGGATGAATATAATTACAATTTATTTTTGTTAGCCCAATACTACAATGCACGTATAGGATTTGAGAATGATCGAGGAGAAGTTATACCTTATGCAAAACGAAAGAAACTTCTGCATTACCTATTACCAGAGGCAGAGTTGTTTGATAAAACATCAGGTGTTAGGATACGAAAATTAAATAGAACCTATGGTACATCTATGGGATCTAAGCAAAGAAAGAACCAGGCAGAAATATATCTGCGTGATTGGTTGAAAACACCAAGAGGACAGCAGGAAAACGGCGAAAGGAAGCTAAACCTGCATTATATCTATGATATTGCATTAATAGATGAATTAATTAAATATAATACAAAAGGAAACTTTGACCGCGTTTCGTCTTTATTAGTTGGTATGTTTCATATGAAAGATCTCTATAATAAAGAGTTCGAGGCAGAAATGGATCAAACAGAAGATTCTTTTTTTAATCGGAGATTTTTTACGTAGATTTGTAAAGATATGAGTAGAATCCCAAAACAAAAAATTCCTCGCAGTCGAAAGACTAAAGAGTGGGGGAAAAATACAATAGAAGCTTTTATTGACAGAAGTTCTTTTTCTAGTCAACATAAAGCTGCATTGCATAAATACTACGACGCATATAACGGAAACTTGGTAGAAGCAGATTACAACTATGTAACTAATCCCTACAATTCCGAAAAACACAAAGTAAAAGGATTTCCGGCTAAACTAAGAAGCTACAACATTATTAAACCTGTTGTAGATTTATTATTAGGGGAAAAATCTAAACGTCCTTTTGCACATCAAGTTGTTATCCGTAATTCAGACATGAAGGATAACCAACAAAAACTATTACAACAAGAACTTAAAAAATACCTAGAGCAAAAGTTTATTAATGAACTTAATGAAATGGGTATGAATACAGGGGAGCCTTCGCAAGAGCAAATGCCATTAGAAGAGTTAAAAGAAGAAATTCTTACTAACTACAAAGATGCAAGAGCTATTATGGGACAAGAAGCCTTGGATTATATGATAGATAAACTAGAACTACCCGATCATCTACAGATGGGATTCTTTGATTGGTTAGTATCTGGTGAAGTCTACTCATATAAAGACATTTGTATGAATGAAGTAGAATACGAAATAGTATCTCCGCTTGATCTTGATTACGAAAAATCTCCAGACATTCAATTTATTGAAGATGGAGATTGGGCAATCAGAAGAAAGATGATGAGTGTAAATGCTATTGTGGATTCTTTTTATGATGTACTAAAACCAGATGAAATAGATAGATTAGAAAACCCTAGTGGTAAAACGATGAATGGTATATTATCTCCGTTTAATCGCGATTCTAGATCTATGGATACAGAAAGGTTCGCTGAAGTACTACATGTAGTATGGAAATCATTTGCTAGAATTGGTATCTTAACTTATTACGATGAAGTAGGACAGGAGCAGCAAATGATTGTAGATGAAAAATACAAAATAGATTCTGACGCACATGAATCTATAGAATATTATTGGGTTAATCAGGTTTGGGAAGGGTATAGAATAGACGGAGATATCTTCGTTAATATTCGACCTCATCAAGTACAAAGAAACGAAATGTCAAACTTGTCCGTTTGTAAACTCCCTTATAACGGTCGTATCTACTCTAATCGACATTCAGATCAAATATCAGTCGTTTCGATGGGGGTACCCTACCAAATCTTATATAATATCTTCCACTATAGACTAGAGCTGTCCATTGCTAAAAACAAAGACAAGATCATGTTAATGGAAATGAACACTATTCCTAAAAGACACGGTTGGGACGAAGAAAAGTTTATGTACTACGCAGACGCGATGGGATATGCTTTTATAGATTCTACAGCAGAAGGTAAAAGAGGGGAAGCTGTTACGTTTAATCAATTCCAAGTATTGGATATGAGTTTAGGGCAATATATAGCCGCTCAGTTTCAATTGCTTCAGTCTGTTAAACAAGAGTGGGAAGAGCTTATTGGTATCTCTAGACATAGAAAAGGACAAGTGCATGCATCTGATGGTATTGGAGCCACAGAAAGAGCAGTCTTCCAAAGCTCTGTAATGACAGAAGAATTGTTTAGACGTTTCGATAAATATGTAGAAAGAGAGTTTAATGGACTTCTTGATACATCTAAAGTTGCTTGGAAAGATGGTAAGAAAACACAATACATTACCGGAGACTACAGAGAAGCTATATTAGATATAGACGCTGAGTTATTCCAAGAAGCAGAGTATGGAGTGTTTGTTAAGAACAACTCTATTGAGAATGATAAAATACAACAGCTTAAACAGCTTACATTATCATTTGCTCAAAATGGATCACAACCTGGTACAATTGCAGAGATATTAGACTCTAGCAACTTTGCACAGATTAAAGAAAAGCTTAATGAAGTTGATGCTGCTGAAAAAGCAATACAACAAGCTCAACAACAACAGGCTCAACAAATGCAATCACAACAACTTGAAGCTCAGGCAGCAGCCGCGCAAGCAGCTCAAGATTTCGAAGCTAATCAAAATCAATTAGACCGAGATAACAAAATTGAAGTCAAAGAACTTGAGATAGCAGCGAAGACTGTAGACCAGGATATGAATAACAATGGCATTAATGATGCAGTAGATCTTGAAAAAGTTAGAATCGAAAGAGAGAAACTTTCACAGAAAGAAAGAGAAATGCAATCAAAAGAACGCCTTGAAAACAAAAAATTAGACCTTCAGAAGAAGGCATTAAGTAAGAAACAAACATAAAAAGACTCTATATAAACACATCGTGCTTATAGATCTTTATGTATAGAAATTTAGTATAATTTAATTATTTTTGACATGAGTAAAGAAGACAATTTAGATTTATCCAAGATTAGTGTTAGCGCACTCTTAGATGATCAGCCAACACCAGCAGAAGAATCTACAGAAGAATCAGAAACACCAGAAAACGTAGAAACTAAAACTCCTACAACTGATGAAACAGTTGAAGAAACTACAGATGAAGCCTCAGAAGAAATTCAAGAGGGTGATAAAAGAGGTTCAGATTTTGATGTTGATTTGCAAGAAGCTGCAGATGCATTAGAAGAAGAAACTGAAGAAGAAGAAACTGAAGAAGAAGCAACTATTATATCTACATTAAAAGAAAGAATGGGATATGATATAGAAGGAGAGTTTGCAGATGACTACGACGGCATAGCTAATTTAACAAAGGCTATGGCAGAAAAAATTGCAGAAGAGCAATTTGCATCTGTGTTTCAATCATTTCCTGATATTCAGGAATATTTAAATTACAGAATATCTGGTGGAGATCCAGATAAGTTCTTTAAAGTAGCAGCAAAAGAAATAGATTTTGGAAAGCTGCAATTAAACAAAGAAGACAAAGGAATGCAACGTAAGGTGGTAGAAAACTTTATGCAAATGCAAGGATTTGAGCCAGAGGAAATTTCAGAAACAATTCAAGACTATGAAGATGCTGGACTTTTACTCAAAAATTCAGAAAGAGCAGTTAAAAAATTAGCAGCTCATCAGATCAAAGAAAAAGAAAGTTTAGTAAAAAAGCAACAAGAGCAAGCTCAAGAAAATGCAAGACAGACTCAAGAGACTTGGGGTCAGATTGGAACTATCATTAATAAAGGTAGACTAAGAGACTTTACAATTCCTGAGAGTGACAAAAAGAAATTTTATAGTTGGATGGCAACACCAGTTGATAACAAAGGGAGAAGCCAACGACTTATAGATAGAGAAAAACTTGATCAAGAATCCATATTAGCAATGGAGTACCTTATGTATAAGGGTCTTGATATTTCAAAGTTAGTAAGCGCCAAAGTAAATACAAAGCAAGCGGCAAGTTTGAAGGCTAAATTAAAATCAAGTAAGCCAACTGCTTCTAGAAGAATGAAAGGCAATAAAGGAGGGTATAACAAGACTAGCAATGGTCGACCTAATATTCCAACTTTAGACAAGTTATTAGGGTAAACACAAATTTTTAATTTTTAATCTTTAATATTTATTTATCATGGCAGCAGACAACGCAAAAAGACTTCGTTTATACGAAGATTTCTTCAACGCTGAAGGAATGACAGATGAGAACTCGTTAGCGAGTGCTCTTCTTACTCAGCCTGATGTACTTTCACCTGTGATCACTCACTTGGCAGGAAAAGAAGACAAGAGGTTTCCTCTTTCTTTTCTTACTGAAGGAACTGGTTCAGTAAAGTATATCAACGACATTGAGTACGATTATCCAGTAATGGGTAGACTAAACAAGGCAGTTAGATCCAGTTCATTAGTTTCTGGAACAGGTGCAAATTACACACGATTTAAAGTAGCATTTGATAGCAAGTGGTTTATCAAACAATACATTATTGAGAGTGAAAACGGAATCCAGGCGAGAGTAATGGATGATCCATATGAAAACGCAAGTGGACAGTGGGTTTATACTCTACAATTGGTTACTGCAGATGAGGGCGATTCAATCGGATCATCTGACGTAGCTGGTAAAAACTGGGTACAATTATTCGCGCCAACAGCGATCTCTGGATCAGTTGGTAACGAGAGCAACTGGGTTGCTCCATCTAAAATGAGAAACCAGATTTCTCTTATCAGAAAGTCTTACCGTTATGAAGGTAATGCTCCTGATAGAGTTGTAAACTTTGAATTTAACGTAGACGGTAGAAAAACTG